TTACTGGTAACGGCGTTACTCTTGGCGTAAACGGCTCCGACACCAACATCAGCCAAGTATTCCAAAGCAAAGGCACAGGAGCCATTGACCTAGCAGCAGGTTCTAGCGGTGTGAACATTAGTAACGGTGGTACTGTTACTGCGTTGACTGTTACAGCATCTGGAACTAACTATACAAGCATACCTTCTTGCGCCATTACTGCTCCAACAACCGCTGGCGGTGTGCAAGCAACTGCAACGCCTGTGATGTTTTCTGGAACTGCAACTATTGCGGGTGGCGGTACAGGTTATACGGTTAACGATGTACTGACAATCACTGGTGGAACATATTCAACACAAGCAACATATACAGTTTCTGCTGTTACAGGCGGCGTTATTACTGCCGTTACTAGAACAACTGGCGCAGGTTATTCTGTGCTTCCATCAAACCCAGTATCTGTAACAGGTGGCACTGGAACAGGCGCAACATTAAATTTAACTTGGACTGTAGGAACGCCAACCATCACCAACGCAGGTTCAGGCTACGTAGAACAACCAACAGTAAGTTTCTCAGGTGGTGGTGGCTCTGGTGCTGCTGCTTATGCTACTGTGGGCAGTGGTGTATCGCTTAAGACGCTTGGTGGGACACTCACATTCAACGGCTCTAGCGGCGATGTATTCCGTATCTATGACTATGGCGGTCAGGCGGGTTTAGGTGTTCGTGGACACACACTTTCAGGCACAGCGCCTGTCATCTTCCCAACGCCAAGCAATAGCGCACAAACAAACATTAGCATGCAAGTTGCGTCGTTGGGAACTGGCGTGATTCAGTTTTCAACGGGCGGTAGCCTTAGTGGATCAGGACTATTCAACCAGATCGACCAATTCCGTGTAGCCCACACCGCTTCTGCTGTGAACTACGTACAGGTTACTGGTGGAGCAACTACAGGTTATTCTGTAATCTCTGCACAAGGTAGCGATACAAATACAGGAATATATTTTCAAGCAAAAGGTACAACAGGACGTTTAAGTTTTGCAACAAACTCGTCAAATACAAATGAGCAGTTTCGAATTGCTAATACATCTTCTGCCGCAAATTATTTGCAAGTCACAGGCGCTATTGCAACTGCTTATCCCGTGTTATCTGCTCAAGGCTCAGACACCGATGTAGGAATTGTGTATCAGACAAAAGGTGTTGGGGCGCATCGTTTTAATAATGGCGTTGGTGCGGTACTATTTCAAATTAACACGCAAACTACTGCAGCTAACTATGGAATTTTTACGGCAACGGCTGCTGGCACATCTCCTTTGTTGCAGGTTTCCGGCTCAGATACAAACGTCGATTTCCGTTTCCGTACTCAAGGTACTGGTGCATATCAATTTGATACTGGTTCAAATGTAAACACGCAATTAAGAGTTGCAAACACAGCCTCTGCTGTGAACTACGTACAGGTTACTGGTGGAGCAACTACTGCTGATGCTCGAATAACATCTCAAGGTTCAGACACAAACGTTGGTATGTCCTATTCAACAAAAGGAACATATTTCCATCGTTTTTGGACTAATAGTTTTAACAATCAACAATTTGTTATTTTACATACAGCGTCCTCCGCTAATTACGCAACTGTAAAAGGAGGCATTGCTGGAGCGTCTCCAATATTAAGCGTTGACGGAACAGACACAAACATAGACCTAGCCCTGACACCAAAGGGAACAGGAGTTGTTCAATTTGGTACGCTTACAGCGAACGCTGATGCTCCAATCACAGGCTACATCACAATTCGTGATGCTGGCGGTACACTTCGTAAACTAGCGGTAATCGCTTAACTTAAAGGAAAAATCATGGCATTGATTAAACAAATTATGACTGACTATGGCTGCACTGCCGACTACTGGAACATCGGAGCAATTCAAGAAGACTTCAAAGGCAAAGGCACAGAAGTAACCTTCTACGGCTACGCAAGTAAAGAAGCCCGTGAACAAGGTAAACAGCCTTTGAGCGCAGGTAAGGTACAGATTGCTGGCGACGAGTATGTTGCTGGTGCTGATCGTGCTGCTCTGTACGCAATCATCAAACAAAAGCCTGAATTCGAAGGCGCTGAAGACGCATAAGGACAAGCCATGACATTGCCAAGAAATCTAGGTGCTTTTGCGCCTAATGTAGACACATCTGGGAAATTAAATGTAACTGGACTTAATGCGACAGGTACACCATCTGCGTCTACAGTATTGAAAGGCGATGGTTCATGGGCAACGCTTGTTGGCCCTACAGGTTCTGCTGGCCCTACAGGGCCTACAGGCGCTAACGGAGCAAACGGCGCTACTGGTCCTACGGGTCCAACTGGTGCTGTTGGCCCAACGGGTGCAAATGGAACTAACGGTCCTACGGGTCCAACTGGTGCTGGTGGTTCTGTTGGCGCTACTGGTCCTACAGGAGTAAATGGTAGTAACGGTCCTACAGGGCCAACAGGCGCGGCATCTACAGTTGCTGGACCTACAGGTGCTACTGGCCCTACAGGTCCTGCTGGCGAGTTTAATTATTTTGGTAATGTACAAGTTGGCACCACCTTAATCACTCCTGATTATCCAAACCAAACATTAAATTTTGCTGCTGGTTCTAATGTTACTTTGACAGCAAATAACACAACCAAGACGATCACAATTTCATCTACTGGTGGAATTCCTCAAACTTTAACTTGGACTGAAAATACAAGTCCTGGTAGCAATATATCTATTACTGGTATTTCTGGAACTTCAGGCAGTGGACAACAATTATGGGTTGTTGTAGTTGGTGACCCAAGCATGAATTCGTTTAATACTTCTATCACATCAATGGGTGGGCCATTTACTTATGTTGGCACTAACAATCAAGGTGCTTTATATTATTCAGCGCCACTACCTTTTTCTGGAATGTATATAGATATTAATTTTAGTGGCTACAGTGGTTATGCAATGGCAACATATTGGGTAACTACTACAAACGTCAGCAATTCAACTACTGCATTTGGGTCAAGTGGAACGATGACTCCAGTAACTTTTTCTGGCAATAATTCTTATCCATATAACGCAGTTGTTGTTTTCAATTCATACAATGCAACATTAAACTTTGCAACAACAACAATTACTTCATCTTCTGGATGGGAATCAACTGGCAGTTACTCTCACACTTTAACTGCTGGAAACTTGACTGCTGCAACATTTCTATCTTCATCGGCATTTACTATGTCTAGTGTGGCGACTTTTTCATTTACAAATTCTTCATCAACAATTTTTGGATATGGAAGTTTGTCAAATAGTTAAAATATTCTAAAAATGGAATAAAACATGACAAGATTAAAAATAGCAGTTTATGCAATCAGTAAGAATGAGGAACAGTTTGTAGAGCGATTTTGCAAATCAGCAAAAGATGCTGACCTTATTCTGATTGCTGATACAGGTTCAACTGATGACACCGTACATATTGCCCAACAAAACGGCGCAATAACCTATGACATTTGCATTAGCCCTTGGCGGTTTGACAAAGCCCGTGATGCGGCTCTTGCCCTAATCCCACGCGACTTTGATGTTTGTATCAGTCTAGACATTGATGAAGTGCTTGAAGAAGGCTGGCGCGAGGAAATTGAACGGGTCTGGAAAGAAGATACAACCCGCTTGCGCTACAAGTTTGATTGGGGTTGTGGCATTTCTTTCTTTTATGAGAAGATTCACCACCGTCATGGCTACCATTGGCATCACCCTGTCCATGAATATCCAAGACCTGACGAAAGAATTACAGAGGTATACGCTGAAACGGATATGCTTCTAGTAAGCCACCATCCTGATTCAACAAAAAGCCGTGGTCAATATATGCCATTGCTTGAATTGGCGGTTAAAGAAGACCCACGCTGCCCTAGAAACGCGTTTTATCACGCAAGGGAACTGACTTTTTATAGCCGATGGAATGAAGCCATTGACGCATTAAATAACTATTTGCGTATGCCAGAGGCTAACTGGGTAAACGAACGCTGTTATGCAATGCGGCTGCTTGGCAAAGCCTATGAAAACCTTGGAAACCAATATGAAGCAGAAAAATGGTATCGCTTGGCTACAGCCGAAGCGCCTAATACACGCGAGCCTTGGGTTGAGTTGGCGATGCTTTCGTATATGCGCCATGATTGGAGCCAGTGTTATTTTGCGGCTTGCAAGGCGTTAGAGATTAAAGACAAGGCGCTGGTCTACACAATGGACCCAAGCGTGTGGGGTGAAAAGCCTCACGATCTTGCAAGTATTAGCGCATGGAATCTTGGCCTCAAAGAAAGTGCTTTGTTTCATATTAATGAGGCATTAAAATTTGCCCCTAATGACGCACGATTGCTGTCAAATAAAGTTTTAATGCAAGGAAAAGATGATGGCGACCATATCGGAAACGGATGCGAGGTTAAATAGCCATGAGGCTGTTTGCGCTTTGCGTTATGAGCAAATTAACGCAAGGCTCAAACGTCTAGAAGGCATCATCATCAAAGCCTTTGGCATTTCCACGGTGGCAATGGCTGGCGTTATCTACGCTTCACTAGCGCACCTAAAGTAATGTGGACCCGTTCAGCCTCCTTATGCTGGCGCAAGGCGCAGTCAGCGCCATTAGGTCAGGCTGCGAAATGCTCCAACAGGGCAGGGCAATCATTGACGAATTCAAAGGTGAGGCTGAGGGCGTTGTTGGCGAAGTCAAAGATACTGTTGACGAATTGCGTGGACTTTGGGATTGGGCTGTTGACCTTTGGGGTCAACTCGCTGGTTTATTTGGGGCATCACCTAAAGAACAACCTGCCGCTGAAATCATTGTCAAACCCACAGCGAAAAAATCTGTGGCAAAAAAGGCAGCAGAACCAGACCCAGACATACTCCAAATGCAAATCGTGCATCAGGTCAGTCAGCAGTTGGGCAAGTTCTTTGACATTCAGCAACAAATACAAAACCACTACAAAAACTTAGAAGATACTTCTTTGCACGTTTATGAGGCTGGTCAGAACCATGCAATTAAGGCCATTGAGCGTGTGGAAGTAGAACTCCAATTGGAGGAAATGAGCAAAAAGATACGAGAAACTATGGTGTACGCACCAATGGAATTAAAAGATTTGTACTCACGTTTTCTGTTGATGTACGGCAAGATAAAAGAAGAACAAGAGTTTGCCAGACAAGAACAGATTGCAGCAAAACGGTACAAGGAAACTCGTAAATGGCAACGTCACAATTTCAGAATCGAGGTAGGGATGTGGGCCGTGGGTCTAATCTGGGTGCTTCTAATCCTGTGGGGGATGATGTTGCAAGTGGCAATTCTTACTTCATCGTAGGCATGGTTTTTTTTGGCATAGTATGTTTCATCACATTGCCAATTTCTGTGTTTATATTGATGGATGCAAAAAAGACAAACGCCAATTCTCATGCGGCTTTGGCAGAAACCAAAAAGATTCAGGCAGAGTTGAAACCAAAGAAAGAGGAAAACGATGAATGAACTAATGGAAATGCTAAAGGGTGCAGCACCAGCACTGGCAACTGCGGTGGCTGGTCCTATGGGCGGCATGGCGGTCAAGGCTATTGCTGACAAACTTGGAGTGCCAGCATCTATTACGGATGTAACCAAGGCGCTGCAAGAAAACCCTGACCTTGCGCTCAAACTTAAAGAGATCGACACACGCGCTTTTGAGGCTGAAACCAAGGCCATATCGGAGCGTTGGGCCGCAGACATGGCATCTGATTCATGGCTGTCAAAGAACATACGACCAATGACATTGATTGCCATTTTTGTGGCCTATTTCCTGTTTGCTGCTTTAAGCGCGGGTGGAATCAATGTAAACGAATCCTATGTAAAACTACTAGGAGAATGGGGCCAACTAATCATGTTGGCATATTTTGGAGGCCGCACAGCCGAGAAGATTATGGAGAAACGTAAATGACGGAATTTCAAAAAGAGATCATTCACATTGCGCGAATGATGGCAACAACATTGTGTTTTGTTATCTTAACTATGACCATGAGTTTGTTGGGTGGCTTGTTTATGCCCAACAGCGTGATCGACAACAAAGACATTTTCCCAATCATTGCGCCAGCATTTAGCACCATCATTGGTGGTTTTATTGGCTGGTTGGCTGCTATTAAGTTAAACAACATCCAAGAGGAAAAAGATGACCCAACTAACTGAAAACTTCACGCTTGAAGAACTCACGCATACAGATCACCGTGAGTTTGACAACACACCCACAACGGCTGAAAAGTGCATTATTGATGGCAAAGAAGTCATTGTGAATGCCTACGAAAACCTACCACGCTTGGCTAAATTCTTGGAGGAATTAAAGGTTGTGTTGGGTGGCAAGCCCATCATGGTTAACAGCGCATTTCGTTCGCATGATGTGAACACCGCGGTTGGTTCAAAGGATACAAGCGACCATCGCCGTGGTTGTGCCGCTGATATTCGTGTGCCGGGCATGACACCAGATCAAGTTACACGCGCCATCATTGCCAGTGATTTGCCTTACCAGCAAGTTATCAAGGAGTATGACAGATGGACTCATGTATCTATTACAACAAATGAGGGCGATGTTCCTAAAAAGTCAAAACTTACAATTGACAAACAAGGAACACGCCCATTTGCTTAATGCGGATTTTCTTCTTTTGCCAAAAGCAAAGTTGTTAGTTCGAGTAAGAATTCTTGGCTGATTTCGTATCGCTTTTCAAAACCTTTGGCTCCAAGCCCATGCACACCTGTGTTACCTCTGTGATGTTCAGTACAAAGTCCAATGACGGGTGCGTTGTCACGTTTCCCTCCATAACGACGAATGTGGTGGATTTCGCAAGGGGTTGGTCCAAGTTTGAGAAAAAGGCAGAGGACACAGCCAAGATTCGCGACTTCACCATAATGCTTTCTTGTCGTTGAGTTCATTGAATGCTACCAATTTTGATTGAGGAACCGAAAAAAACGGTCCGTTACCCACATCGCGCTTGTTCGCATCTGTCAAAAAAGACATACGATCAATCCATCCAACAATTGCAACGTGAGCGTGATGAATTTCTGTCAAAACAAAAAAGTCACAAGGCTTATTTGTTGACCAATCAACAGCGTTAAGGTTTCCACCTTGCGTTTGTGAACACTTTACATCAATTGTTTTGCCTGTTGGCGTTGTAAGGTCAGCACCAAACTTTCTGTATTCACAGTTCAAGTCAAAGTTTAGATTTAGGAACTTGGCAACGGCATATTCTGCAATAGTGCCGTATGTAAGCAATTGCAAAGCATTTTGTTTTTTGCTCTGGATGCGTTCACCTGCGTGTTTGCTGGTTTCATAGTCACGATACTTAGCCACATAGTTGCAAATGGCTATTTCACTTGGAGTTAATTTAATTCCAATCATTGTGTAGACCTTACTTCTGAACGGGCTGATGATTCAAGGCTGCGCCACACAGCAATCTTTGCTTCTGCTGCGGCAACCAAAATGCGGAGTGTTTCGTATTCAGCAATAGCATCACGCATTTCAACTAGATGCTGGATGTATTCGTCATGGGAATACGCATAGGTTTCTTTGGCTGATTCAGTTCGTTCGCTAGACGATGCCATGATGATGGCCTTGACCGTCTTACGCTTTTCCTGCATATAGACCATCTGGCCTTTTAGTTTGCCAAGTTTGTCAGCGTTGTCACGCATGAAATCAAGGGCTTTGAATGGGCTTATCTCTTGTTCTGTCATGTTGTTGTTCCAATAGTTTGATTCTTAATTCAAGAACTTTAATTTTGTTTTCAAGCGCAGCCAATGTGGTCGGTTTTTTTTGACCAACTTCACGGTATGGGACTGTTAACCCAATTGGCTTGCGTTCGTTCATTTTCTGCCACCACCACGTTTGCGCCAGCCACTCATGTGTTCTCCTTTATGCCGTGGGCGGCTTCGATTGCTCTGGCAAATTGAATGTAGGGGTTTCTTACATCCGAAATACGAGCAACCATATTGCATATCTCATTGACCGTCAGCGGCTTCTGTGCTGGTTGTGGTGTGGTGTTGACAGTAAGAATTCCTGATTGTTTTGCCCCGCACTTGGTACATTCAATGTCCATAACGTATTTATCAGGCTCACCCTGCTCTTGCTTGGCTAGTGCTTCTTCTAGGGCTTTAATGGCTTCCAATGTTTCGTCTGCTGTGTGTTCATCAAAAACAGCATTACGCAACGCCTCAAGCGCCAGTGTCATTGCAGTTTTACTCATTTGCTTTCCTTTCCAATTAAAAAACCAAGCAAAGCGGGAAAAGCATTACAAATAAAAAATGTTATTGGCAATGATGTTGTGTATTCAATTGGCGTTGATGTTTGACCAATTTTGGTTGCTGCAAACGTAACAAAAAAAGTTATCCACGCAGTCAAAAGAACAGTCCAGTATGTTTTCATTACATTGGGCTTTCAGGTAATTGTTGTCGTTGTTGTTCTTCGTACTCTTTGATCTGCTTGGCAGTCCAAGGTACTGGCGGGAATGTAGGGAAGGGCCACATATCAACCTTTCTTTTTTACTGTTGTGTTCTTTACACCTGCACGACTGTAATACATGAACTCAAGCGGTTTAACTGATACCTGCTTATTGCTAATGCCAGACAGGGTTCCATGCAAAGGTTTCTTTTTGCGCGTTTCCTCAACGTAACTGGACAGCGTTTGTCCTGCTGTTGTTTGGCGCGATTCAATACGCAACGCTTGTAATAATTCTGGATGGTAGGTTTTGATGTAATCGGGATGAAAGGCATTAATCATGCTGCTTTCCTTTCTGCGCGGATTTGATCGCGTGATTTGCCAAGGTTAAAGACGCTGTTCATTCCGTACCAGCCTTTACGTTTGGCCTCGTAGCGCCTTTTATTTTCTTTGGTAGGGGCTACAGGCTTCTTTGCGTCTACGCCTGCTCCTAGCGCGTATACAGCCCTTGGGTAACGCCTTGCACCTTCTGCGTCATAAACGTAGTGTGAAATGTGAATTTGTTTGCCAATGCGCGGTGTGTTTCTGTTCATGCGGGAAACAACTGCGGCAATTAATTCTTTGGGTATTACAGCCGTTTGCTCAAGTTCTGCGCGGGACTGTGGCCCATACTGTTCTAGGGCCATCTTTATTGCTTGGACCCTCACGCCGTACAACTTGGGGCTTGTTTTTTTGTTTGATTTGTCCTGTGATGATTTCATTGGTTTTGAATGTGTGATAGTTAAAGCAAGTGCGGGTTCTTTTGACGGAGCCATCAGGTTGAATACGGGTTTCGTCAACATTGGTTGCTGCGCCACATTGAGGGCATTTCATAGTTCTTGGATGGTGATTCGGTATTGTTTGCCTTGCATATCCAAAACGTCTATGGTCTTGAGCGTGGAATTGAATTCGTCATTGCTGCCAAGATCAAACTGAACCCGACCAACTTCATCAATCAGGTTGCGCTTGTCCAAATTAAGCAGGTTTTCGCGTATCAAAAACGCTATGTAGTCACAGTAGGCTTGTTTCATGTTTAGTTCCTTTTTGAATGTGTAAAACTATCATACATCAGAACTATGACAGTTCATCAATCATTTTTTGAATCATCTCGTAAGCCTGCTGGATGTAGCCATTACGCAACAATTCAAGAATTTGGATAAGTTGCTCTTTCATATCAGTCCCCGCAAAAACAAGAAATTGCTTCTTCGTTTTTGTCAAACATATCTACCTGTTCAGCAGCATATTTATACATTTGAGCGTAACTTGGTCTGTCAATAGCAAAAAACTTGCCATCTCCTGTGCATCTTTTGGCTGCTTCAGCCTCTTGTTGTATCCACCAAATTGCACGTTCAGGCTTTTCTTGAATCAGGCTTAAGATTTGTGCTTTTGGCTTCAACATACACAAATCACAGTTTCCGTGCATTGTTTTGCCATTCATGTTTGGCAAACCAAGGTCAAAATCTTGTTCAGTCCAGAACTTACCGACTTCTTTTGAGGAAACCCCCAAAGTAGCAAGCGGAAGGCAAATTGTTTCGTGCTTTGTCTCTGGATGTGGGTTAGCACGAAATTTAACAACACGCCTTGGCTCGTCTGCTCGTATTCCGATAAATGTGTCCCAATCTTCCCAACCAATAGAGTTCAAGTATCTGTGCATCGTTCTGGTCTTCATTTGACTTGAGCAATACCTAGCCCTACCGTTTGGCAAATAAGGCTGATAACGCTTAATTACGTCTTCAAATGGCTTGCCATTTCTTGATGCTGTTTTGTAATCTACAACTTTAAATGCGCTTTCTTCGTTTTCTAACGCAAATTCAAGCCATGTAATTTCAACATTCCAACGGACTGAACATTCGTTAACAAAATCTAGAGTTGCATCATCTTCTTTGCCTGTGTTGCAAAAAAGCACTTTGGCATCTTTTGGCAATTTTCCGTTGTTTGCTTTCAAAACATTCCAAAGCATATATGCCGATGTGCGACCACCAGAAAAACTAATACAAGTCTGATCTGTAATTTCAAATGTATTTTTCATGCTTGCACCCCTTTGCGTAATTCTGCCATCTTTGCTAATACTTCAAGTGAAGGTGGAACGGCATTTTTGCGATCTGCTTCAATCTTGCGTAAGGCCGCATCTTGGTTTGGCGGTGGTGGTGTGGTCACATGGGCAACGTCAGCCTTATTAACAAAGGTTTGTTTGTTTTCAAGCCAATCTGCTTTAAATCCAGCCCATCCACGTTCACAACAAATGGATAACACTTGTTCAAGGCTCAAGTTGGCTTTATCTGCTTCACGTTGTAAACCAGCAATAGCCGTGTTTGTTATGGCGGCTTTCTTTGCTTTGCGTAATGCAACAAAATCATTCCAAACAACAACATCAACGCCTTCAGGCGCTGCAACTTTAGTTGCTTTATTACTTTTAGAAGATGAAGATGAAGATGAAGGGGTTGTTTTTTGCTTAACCTCAAGGTTAACCTTACCCTTATCCATCAATGCAGGATTTCCACCCTTAGAACCACCCGCAGCCCTTATCTGGCGTAGGTTTTCGTCACGAATCATGCGTTTTGAATAAATTACACCTTCATCAGTTGTTTCGTAAACGCCTGCCTGTTCAAGTTCTAAAAGCCAATCTGCAACAACCTCTTGGTTATCCCCAACCATTCGTGCAAGGTTTGATGGAAGGATAACCTTATCACCAACCTTTAAATGTCCGTAAGGTGTTCCTTCGTGCATAAAGCAAATCATATCCATCCACAACCCACGCGCACCTGTTGAGCATGAGCGTAAAGCCGTATCACGTAACCAATCGCTTGGGTAAAATTGAAATGATGGGCGTTTCATTCTGCCCCCAATGCTTCACGAATGATGTGTTTTTCGTGATTAAAAATGGTTTCAAATTGATGTACAGAAAGCCAAATTACAAGTTCATCACCTTCTGCTGTTTTTTGGTTAATTGAAATAAAGCCATCGCCATGACCTACAACTTCTGTTTCATGTTCTTTTGGTAAAAAGATGGACATAAATGCTCCAAAAAGAAAACCCCTGAAAACCTGCGGTACTAGCACAAGTCTTCAGGGGTCAGCCGTTGAAGGCTTAGATGTATTCGTATCTAGTACATACGACACCTAAACCTTCTGCAAAAAATTATACACAAGATTCCAAAGGCACATCAACTACAACCCGACAACCCCCACCTTTTTGTTGCTCTTTTCGCACAATCAGCAAGCGGTCCACTTGGCTATCATCATTGAACACACCAGCCTGTGTAAGCGCATCAAGCAATGGTTTGGCTATGTTGTCAATGTCACGCACTCGTTTGTCTGGTGGGTACAGGTACACAGTCAGGCTCACCCTATGAGCCTCAAAGCCTTTATGTTCAGAAAGCACAAACGCTTCAAACACCTTGGCCTTAAATTGATTGGCCTTTGCCGTTAGAAAGCGCCTAGACCCGTTAAAGTTCCAGTAGGTATTAATACTAGGTGGGTAAGGCAAAAAAAGATTAAGCATGGGTTGTAATAGTTGTTGAAAGTGTGTTTATAATACATTATCGCAACCACGCGATACATCGAAAAGGAATTAAACATGACAGCATACGACAGGTGGTTAGAAGCGCCAATCCAAGCGCACTACGCAGAACAAGACGCAATCAGCGACATTGTGGAACAACTCTTAGACGACGAGTTGAACCCACGCGACCCAGATGTGTTCATGCAAGCGATCAACGAAGGCGCTTGTTTGGACAACAAGGAATTCAACCAAGCGTTGAAAGAAATCCTTAAAAACAAAAACTATGACGAACTTGGCAAACTGGTCTACGACTTTGTTGTTGACTACTGCCAAGACACAGCCGTAATTCGTGCGGAAGCAATCATCAAAATGAGGGACTACAAATGAAAACGTTTAAAGATTTACGCACGATCAATGTCAATCAGCACATTGAAAAGAAAGGCAACCTGTCATACCTGTCATGGGCGTGGGCTGTTGATACGCTGTTGCAGGAAGACCCAACAGCACATTGGGAATTCCACGAACCAACATTCTTTGGCGAAACCGTCATGGTTCGTTGCACTGTGTACGCCTTGGGCAAATCAATGACGATGCACTTGCCAGTGATGGACCACAAAAACAACGCAGTCAAATCGCCTGATGCGCGTAAGGTATCAGACGCAATGATGCGATGCCTTGCCAAATGTATTGCCACCTTTGGCATTGGCCTTTACATCTACGCTGGCGAAGACGTACCAAGCGAAGGCGAGCCAGAGCCTGTTGACCTTGGACCAATCATTGCCTTTATTGCCGAAGCGCATAACCTTGAAGACCTGCGTATTAAGTACGTTGGCGCGGTTAAAACGGTCAAGAACGACCAAGACGCACTTAAACAACTGGAAGCAATCAAAGACAAGCGCAAAGCGGAATTGACCGCACAGGAGGCCAAATGAGTTACGCAGAATTGGAAATCAAAACGATTCAATGGGGTGAGGCTCGTGGCATCGTACAAAACAGCACCGCAGCAGCACAGGCAATCAAGACGCAAGAGGAACTTGACGAACTGGTTGACGCAATCCGCAACAATGACCGCGCTGCAATGGCTGATGCCTATGGCGACATTCTGGTAACGCTAATCATGGGCTGCGCTTGTGCCGATCTAGACCTTGTAACTTGCTTTGAAGGTGCGTACAACGAAATTAAGAACCGCAAGGGTTATTTAACTGCCGATGGCATTTTTGTGAAGGAAGCGTAATGGGTGAACTTTTTGCTTTTATGTGCATTGCTGCATGGCTAACGCACATCTTCACTTGTTTTAGTGCAAGCCTGTGGGGATTCTTGGTGGCTGGCGCTATCTTTTTCCCAATCGGCATCCTTCACGGCTTTTACCTTTGGTTCAATTGATATGACAGACACAATATTTGACCCACGCACAGTTGAACAAGGGACAGACCTGTGGAAGCAGATTCGCCTTGGTCACGTTACTGCCAGCAACATTGCCGAAGTAATGAGCAAAGGCAAAGGCAACGCAGAAGCCATTGGGCGCTACAAATACAAAGTGCGTTTGGTTGCAGAACGTTTAACAGGTACGGCTGCTGAATCATTTAGCAGTGCGGCTATGGAATGGGGCGTTGAGCAAGAGCAATTTGCCGCCATTGAGTACGAAGCCGCCAAGGGCGTATTTGCTGAAAAAACAGGCTTTTGGCCTTGTGAAGATGTGAAATGGCTTGGCGTATCGCCTGACCGTTTGGTTGGTGACGATGGCTTGGTTGAAATCAAATGCCCAAACACCACAACGCATTTGCAATACCTGTTTGACAACAAAGTGCCAACTGAGTATTACAAGCAAATCCAATGTCAACTATGGGTAACAGGCCGCAAGTGGTGCGATTTTGTTTCCTATGACCCAAGACTGCCCAAGCGCAATCAATTGCTGATTGTGCGGACAGAACGCGATGAAGACCTTATTGCGGAAATGAAAGCCGAAGTCGAGAAATTCTTGGCAGAGGTGGAATCTTTAATCATCAAACTAGAGGAATAATATGTCAGTAAACAAATTCATTGGTATCGGTAACTTAGGGCGTGACCCTGAAATGCGTTTCATGCCAAACGGCAATGCGGTGTGCAATTTCAGCATCGCCATATCCGAGAAATACAAGGATAAAGTCAACGGTGATTGGAAAGAAGTCACTGAGTGGGTTAACGTGGTCATGTTTGGCAAGTTGGCTGAAATCGCTGGCGAATACCTGAAAAAAGGCTCCAAGGTCTATGTGGAAGGCAAGTTGAAGACCGAAAAATACACCGATAAACAAGGTGTGGAAAAGTTTTCGACTAAAGTGGTCGCTGAGAAGATGGATATGCTGAACACACGCACAGAAGGCGCAGCACCAGCCAAAACAGCGCCACCAGAGCCTGAACCGTTTAACGAAGATGAAATCCCGTTCTGAGTTCCTTTGCAGGAGCCTTAGCCCCTTTAATCGGGGGCTTTTTTTATGTTCTTAGGGAAAATACCTAGAAAATAATTTGGAACTATCTGCAACGAGTTGAAAGTTCTGTTATAATAGTTCTCAGAGCAAGACGCTCTTAATCATCAAACAGGAGTTAAACATGAAATACAAACTTAACGTAGCCCGTGATGTAGACACCGACGAACCAGATGTTTACATTCTTAACTTGCCAAAAGGCTGGCGCTTTGATGAGGCCAGTTCTCAAGATAATAGGTCTCATGTTCGCGGTTACGACACAATGCGCGAATTGCGTGAGGACATAAAGCATAGCGTAGTTCCATGCAATTGCACTTATTGCATCAAGTAAATCTAACTAAGGAAATAAACATGAAAAAAGCATTTGAAATCTTGGGCCAGATCACGCTGGCAATTGTCATTGGTTCTTTGTTGGCTGTTCTGTTCATTGAGTGGATGGCTGGATGTGGTGAATCCTATGTAGATGCAAAGGGTATTACACACGCCAACGAGTGCATCTTGGTCATGCACAACAAGTAATAGTAGTGCTACTATTAGCCCCTGTTAACAAATGGGGGTTCTATGGCAAATGCCGCTATTCGTGTTCGTGACGTATTCCGATCAGCAAAGCAACCGCTAACACTGGCAGACATTAACAACGCTCTGCCAGACCTAAAGCCAAGCCAAGTATCAATGGCTTTGTGCTATTTCCGCAAACAGCGTTATCTCACACGCGAACAGGTTGCAAACGAAAAGAACAAAGGCCGCAAACAAGTGTGGCTTTATACGTTCCATGACGTTAAACTACCTAAAGATCACGTTAGTGAAGAAGTTACAAAGGTGTAACCATGAGTGATGGTGGCAAAGGCAGCGCACAGCGCCCAACAGATCACGATGCTTACGCCAATAACTTTGAGCGTATCTTTAGAAAGAAGCAAGATGCCAGTAGTAAAGAAACCAGACGGATGGTATTGGGGCAGCAAGGGGCCGTTCCAGACCAAGCAGAAAGCAATCCAAGTGGGCCAAGCAGCACACGCAGCGGGATTCAAGGGGGAAGCCATGACCAGTGACGAATACACAGTGCAAGCCTTTGTGCTTTGCCTACTTCATTCAGTAACCAACGCGCACATCCTGCA